TCTTGGATAAGGAGCAATCAGTATCATTATATGTCAATGAGGCTATAAGATACTATCATGATAACCGACGTTAATTGCCGGTTATTTTTTTTGTAATAAGGGAAACAATATTTATCTTTGTGGGGAGCGTGTGAAGATGCACGCCACTTATATTATGACGAAAGGACATTATACAATTTCATAAGACCAAGAGCTTGTTGCGGATTAGTTTCCGTGACAGGCTCTTTTTTTTGTTTTGTATGACAAAAAAAGGTTAGCTGATAAAATCGGGTAATCCAAAACGTGTAATTGATGGTAATTCGAAGTAACATAAAATTAGGTAATATGACAGATTTAGTTTTTAAAGGTCGGAATGACCAAGTTTTAACTAACAGCCTATTGGTGGCTGAAAAGTTTGGAAAAGAACATAAGCATGTCTTAGATGCTATTAGAGAGCTTATACAGGGGTGTGCCGAAACTTCGGCTGACCCTATGTTTGTTGAAACTATTTTGACGCCAACTATGGACAGGTGAATATCTATCATATTAATGTGTTCAAAACTTACTTTCAATGAGAGATGTAATCTACAATTTTATAAATGAGCACATGATGATACACATTGTGCTTATAGCCTTGTGTATTGCGGCTACAATGGGGGCGATGTTAGTGGACCTTATTACGGGAGTTATGAAAGCCAAGCAACGGGGGGAGGCAAGAACATCCACGGGGTATAAGAAAACAGCCGTCAAAGCGAAGAAGTATTTCACCCCGTTCATAGAATTGTGCTTCATTGACCTGTTATGCTGTGTTGTTATCCCCTTCCCTGTTTTTTCTATGATCTGGACGGGTTACTGTATTTTCTGTGAGTTTAAATCGGTACGCGAAAAATCGTGGGAAAAAGCGGAGTTGCGCAAGGCAGAGAAGACAATGAGTGTGATTATTGAGAACAAGGATGATATTGCCAAGATCATGGCTCAGATACTATTTGACAACGAAAATAAAAAGGAGGATAAGAAATGAAATATTTTACAATTGCAGAATTATGCCGTAGTAATACAGGAGAAAAGTTAGGTATAGAGAATGTACCTAACTCATTTCAGAAAGCGAATATGGAGAATCTAATTAATCATCTTCTTGATCCAATCCGGCAGATGTGGGGTAAACCCATTATTGTGAATAGCGGCTTTCGTTGTGTTAAATTAAATAAAGCTGTGGGAGGTGCAAAGAACAGTGAACACATGTCAGGATGTGCGGCAGATATAACTACTGGGAATAAGGCGGACAATAAAAAATTGTTTGATATGATTCGAAATTCTTCCTTAGAGTGGAGGCAGCTTATTGATGAGAGTGGATTCAGTTGGATACATATATCCTATAATCAGTCCGATAATAAAAAGCAGGTATTACACTTATGAAATGGTTAATATATATAATCGTTATTGTGTGCGTTTTCGGTTTAGGATGGTTCGCAAGACCATCCATAGAAACGGATATAGAGGTAAGAGCAGATACGGTATTCAGCACAAGTATTATTGTAAAGAGAGATACGGTAAAGTATTATCTTCCTTCCCCTGTACTGTGCTGGCATGATGGTGATACAATCCATGTAGGAGACACTATTCTTCCTGTTGAGCAGAAGATATACAGAGATAGTGATTACATCGCTTATGTGAGTGGTTACAGACCTAACCTAGATAGTATCTATGTTTGCTCCAAAACACTGACAGTAACGAATGACATCTATCACACGGTTAAGATAAGACCTAGAAGATGGGGTCTGGGAATAACAGCCGGTTATGGATTTGGTAAGGATGGTTTTTCTCCTGCGGTTGTCGCAGGAATAAGTTATAGAATATGGTAATCAACAGAAGGGAGGTGCAAGATGAAATAGTAACCAGAATGCCACAGGTAGAAGCGTGGCACATAATAGAAAAACTCATAACAAAAGTAATTCTTTCAGGGGCTTAGAATCAAAAAAAAGCCCCCAACGCTCATATTAATATTGCCACATAAAAACATGATAAAAGCATAAGACACTGCACGTTGGAGGCTAAATATCTTCAACAAAATGTCTTATGCTTTGTTCATCGATATATCTTGTTTTATGTGGCATGGCAAAGATAAGAATAAAAAATTAGAAAAAACATGTGCAAGTCAGAAATCTTTGCCAAAATAATTAATATTGTTTCAAAAGAAACAGAAGTGTCTGTAGACCAAATATTATCGTCTGATAAGAATATGGAGACAGTGGATGCCCGGTATCTTCTTGTATTTTTTCTTTTCGAAAGCGGTATGTACCCTTCACAAATAGCCGCTCATATCCATAAGACTAAACGTGCTGTCAACTACATGATATCCAATTTCCATGAGAGGATGGAGAGTGGGAAAATGATGAGAATATATTGGGACGATATAAAGAATTTGTTGGGAAACAACTGATTTTCCATGAGTTATGATCTATATACTTTTGTGCACGGTCGATTTTGACCGGATACAAAATACAAATACTTATGGAACGAACTTATGTTTTTAACCAAGACGGTGGAACCGGGGCAAACAATGGCCTGCTTGCGTCCATTCTTCCGTCCTTGCAGAACCGTGGAATTGACACTGGCTATCTGATGGGGCTGATGGGAGGAAACGGAAACGGCGGTTTCTTCGGAAACAATGGCGGTTTTCAGGACATCATCGCATTGATTGTGATTGCAGCCATCTTCGGTAACGGGAACTTCGGATTTGGTGGCAACAACAACCAAGGAGCGAACGAAGGAAGAGAAATGATCATGCAGATACTTAACCGAAACGGTGTCGACATTGCAGCATTAGCACAAGCTGTGAACACATCATCAGACCAAATCCTTGCCGGTATTAACTCTGTATCACAGGCTATCTGCGGTCTCGGCAACCAAATGGGTCAGAACACCAACAGTATCCTAACTGCGATCATGCAAGGTAACAACGCTCTGACATCTCAGATCTGTAGCTGTTGCTGCGATATGAAACAGCTTGTAACCACACAGGGATACGAGAACCAGCTTGCAATGTGCAACCAGACTAACACATTAGTCAACACTGCTAACCAGAACACATTGTCATTGCGTGATGGTGCGACAGCCAACACGAATGCCATCCTTGCCAAACTTGACGCTATTCAGAATCAGGCATTGCAGGACAAGATCGCATCTCTTACTGCGGAAAAGGCTACTTTGACAGCCGAAATCTCTCAGCGTAACCAGAACGCCACTATCCTGAGTGCGGTAGGACAACAGATCGCTCCTTTAGCAGCCGGATTGCAGGCATTGCAGAGCGATGTTGATGGTATAAAATGTAAATTACCTAACACTGTCCCGGTACAATACCCTAATATTGTAGGTGTGAACGTGGATACATATCGTGCCGCAGCATACGGTGCTTATGCAGGTGATGCTGTATATGGCCGTGGTGGTTACGGATGCGGTTGCAATAACTACTGGGGTTAATCCGGTGAGAAAGGAGGTAGATATGTGGCCTAACTTTTTTACAGGATTTCCGTTCCCGTTTCCCTCCCTCGGCAGAGTGAATTACAACACTCTTCCTACGGTGGCTGTAACAGTCGGTACTGAGAATGTGACTTTGGAGCTTCCTAACCATGCGTTCCGCAACAGGGATTATGTCGGAGGGTTCTATGTCAATCTTCGTCAGGCGATCCCTGCCGGTACGACTGCAACCCTTCCGATACTGATAGGGACCAACGGGGATACAAGACCGTTAATGGCTTATAACAATGAGCCTGTGACTGTTGCAAACTTGGCTGGAACCGGTATCTATGAGATTCACTACAACAAGTATACCAATGAATTGTATCTTGTTAATGGAGGATACAGACCGACAACGGCGCCGGCTTCTACAGCAGAGACCGCTTCTTTACGGAGCAAGTAATAATTAACATGGAGTTTTGTGGTGGTTTCCCAAATGGAAATAGCCACACTCCTTTAAAATTAAACCAATATGTTTCAATCACTTCGTACCAATAACCAGTTATATATACTTCATAAGGATGCTAACCCGTTTATCGAATACGGCCCGGTAGTCAGCGTTTCCGCTCCCAAGCCGAAATATCCTATGGCATCCCCTATGGGACAGTTGCCCCAAATGGAAATGGTTGTGGATGTTGTTGTCTGTATCAACGGGCAGAACACGACTTTCCAAAATCTTCCTGCCGGCATGGATATAGCCGACTTCGGACAGAACGGCAATATCGTAGTGTCATGCTCACGTGATGCGATGAATAACGAGGTCGCTTCTATGAAACAGAAAAGCATAGACATCATCAACAGCATGGATTTTCACAATTCCGTCATTGCAGGGTGTGACAAGATGCTTACGCTCTTGAACCCTGAATTTGCCGAGAAACAACGTCAGGAGCAGGAAATATCCTCTCTGAAAGGGCAAATGGCGGAAATGAGCAAGAACATGTCTGACCTTATGGAATTGAACAAACGGCTTATGGAACAGCTCGGAGTGGTTGAAACATCCAAAACAAAGAAATGATTATGGGAATGTGGGAAATATTAGAAGAAGGGCGTGACGATTACGGACGCGGCTTCGGTATGAGAGGTGACGAGGTGGAAGAAGCCTACAAGGAAGGCTGCCGCCACGGTTACGAAAAGGCCATGAGAGAGATTCATGGAGACATGGGCTTCCGTGATGGCGGAAGAAATTATTCAGGATCAGGTATGGGAGAACGCAGATATCCCGGCTATTTCCCTGAATATCCCCGCATGGATGACATGGGAGAACGCAGACGCAGACGCGCCAACGGTGAGTTTTATTAATGGTGGAGGGGTGGAATGCCCCTCTTTTTAAACAAAGGTTATGGAACAGAGATTGGATACATACAGCAGATTCCCATCTGGCATGAGGGAATATCTGGAAGCATACGGCTTTCATTTCAGCAAGAAACTTTATGAATGGGCCGTCTCAAAAATGAAAGTGAAAGACGAAACCACGGGTAAAGAAAAAAAGTTGGAGCCGTGGAGCAAAGATGAAGTGGACGATATGCTGAAAGCGAACGGAATTACCATCGAGCACGACAAGGGTTATGACGTTGCTTATGTCGCAAACATGCTGAAAGCGGATTTCTATAAAAAATCATTGGTTGACGAGGCACATTTGTGCAAGCATATAAAGTGCTACCTTGATGATATTGATGGCGATCCTTGCAGGGCGTTTGACGAGTTCTTTGCCACCTGTATAGGTAAAGGGATTCCTGTAATCTGGTCGGATGTGATATGATTGTTCAGGAGTTCTACATACCAAAATATGGGGACTGGCACGTCAAAGTGTATTATGCGGTACACACCTATTGGGCGGATCGGATCATTATGGACCTGTACCGTATAGGATGCAGGGGGGGATTCCCTCAAGCGTGCGTATCGCAATCTGACTGAAGGCAGAATGAATACCGGTCTAACCTATTCGGACTACAGGAGAAGAGAAACAGTAATGGTTATCTCACTAACCTCCACTCCCGAAGAGTTTCAAAATTCGTGGGACCACGAAAAAGGTCATTTGTGCCGGCATATCTCCAAGGCTTTCGGGATTGATCCCTATGGTGAGGAAGCGCAGTATCTTAGCGGATATGTGGGGCAGAAGATGTTCCCTGTTGCCAAGAAGTTCTTATGTGAACATTGCAGAAAGGGACTGGAAAAATAATAATCGAACAGAAGCGTTCTTTGACTTGTTGGAATTACCGTTTTTACAAGTTTTTATCTATACAATTCTCTCTAATATTGCAAGAATTGGAAAGAATTTGTATATTTGTAAATTAACAATTAGTTATATTGGAAATATATCATTTATTACTATATTTGTAATACATTCATATATAGAAGATAAATATATTATATTACAAATGTTATAAACCAGATGTGCAAATGAAAGATAATAATGTGGATGTTATTCTATTGCATATAGAACACTCCAAGCCGATAGAAATTTCTGAATTTGTGACTTCATTAAATGCCATAGGAAATTTGTTTTCTATATTCGCTCAAGAAAAAGGTGGAAGTAAAGACCTTTCGCATGCAAAACTATATGTTGAAAAGATAGAGGAAGGTTGTATTGATATTTTTCTGTGCGAAACAGTGACCGCAGGATTACTCCCTTTTTTAGAGAATATGAATATCATATTTGAATTTTCTTCATACGTTAAGAATGTTCTTGAATATTATGCAAACGGGATAGGCGAAAAGCCTAAACTTGGTTTAAGCGAAATCAAGAATTTTAAGGACTTTCTTACTGTGACAGCCGGAGACAACAACGGAGAAATGACGATAGGTGCAATATCAAAAGGTAATAAGTGCAATATATTCAATAATTGCACTTTCAATTTTCAGGGAAGTAATAGTGCACAGAATCAGCTTGAGCGGGATGAAATTGAAAGAAGATCGATAGATTCACATGATGAAATTTACAACCGTGTGCTGATGCAGATTTATCAAGTGCGAAGCGATGCAGGTTCTAATACAGGAAATAAGGCCATTATTGACGATATTTTCAAGGGAAAGAAAATTGCAGTAGTATTTGAAACGGATGAGTTGAAACAACGTATCCTTTATTCGGAGAACAACCCTACAAGAAAACTATTTCAAGTTGATATAAAAGTACAAACTGTTAATGGTATCCCTGTAGCTTATAAAGTTATATCCTTGCATGATGTGATAGATTACAATGAATGATCAGTATCGTTTAATCTGTAAAGCGGTAATTCCCAACGGTTTTACCGCTTTTTTTATGTTAACAGAATATGGAAGAAGATAAGTTGAACATATTGCTTGAGCAGGCTGATGATGTGCCTCACTGGTATTTCTGCCGTTTACTTGCTGTGATGCGATGGAACGTATAGAGAGGTTCATTTATAGACTGATACCCTTTGTCGTGCTGGCAGAGGATGTAAATTAAACTGTGTCAGCAAAGAATAAAATATTAACTTTGCTAACACAGTTTTTTTGTATGAAAGAA